TTTGCCAACTGCCATAGTCTCTACGTAATCTACCACCGTAGTGCTCTATGATTGCAGCAATTGGTGGTACATCCATTAGTATCCTGCTTCTTCTATTAGTTTAAACCATACCGATACTGGCATAGTTGCGTACCACAAACCTACATCTGTAGTACCTTTCTTTTTGTGTATCACTACACCTGTGTCAGCTTTGTCATTAATCATTTCAGCTTCTAGTTCTTTTAACCATGCTGATAGTTCTATCTTGACACAGTTCTTTACCTCAAGTACAACTCCAGGTACACCTGCTATGTCACCTCTGTCATTAGCACCATTAAGGGATCTTCTTTCAACGTGCTTACGTCCCTTACTTAGTAACCAATTAACTACTGCTGTCTCAGCAGATGTACCTTTCTGTTTTGATTTACTCATCGTCGTCGTCATACTCTACTGGATTATTGGTATCCCAATTGATGCGTTCCATTATCTCGCCTCCTCTAGATCTGCTATGAACATATACTCTGGATTAAATTGTAACCATACTGGTGTCTTACCAGACTGGTCTGCTCTACCGTACCTATTCTTTACTGCAGCTACACCTAGCAATCCATTGCTCTGTCCAACGGTAAGGATTAGTGCAGGTAACTGTGCTACCTTGCCTTGCAAAGATGATCTTGGTTGGCATGGGTCTCCGACATAACCTTCTTGTGTGTGATGTAAGACTAAGATAGCGGCGTTGGTGTCTCTTGCTAAGTACTTAAGTTCTTTAAGTGCACTACGCATGTTACTGAATTCTTCTCCGCCGTCCATACTAATATCCATAAGGTTATCAATAACAATTAAGGCAGGTGCTTCTCCAAGTAACTCCTCAATTGCGGTAACCTCATCGTCGATATCACTAAGACTAGGGGCACTATCAAAGCTCCAATAAATATGGCTGGCAAGAGCAAGATTATTCCTAGAATTGTCTGGGTCTTCCGATATGATTTTTTCTGCTTCACTCTGTGACACTCCTGTGATCATGGAATATAAACGCATAGCCATAGTGTGAGCATTAGTATCTGCTGATAGGTATAGCGTTGGTGCTTGCATACGTAGGGCTAAAGCTAAAGCAAGCGTTGACTTACCTGCACCTGGTGTGCCTGCAATCATACTTACTTCTGCTCTACGCAATACAATCTGGTTGTTATCAAATGTCCTGAATACTGTAGGCATTGGCTCACCACCAATGTCAGGACGACCTACTGCTCTGCTTAATGTTTTCATTTATCTCCCAATAAATAATTGACTGGGTAGGTAGCCTTCCCCACTACACTACCCAGTCAAACCTATGCGACTAGAACGTAGCGTAGTCTGGGTCGTTTGGCTTTAAGTAAACAGCCTTACACTGGTCTGGTGTACCCTTTGGTGTTGGACACATGAATGCTTTGTAAGGACCATACTGTCCTTCTCCTGCTCGCTTAGTCATAACTCCATGAATACAAGACCTGCTGGCTAAGCCTGCTGTAATAGTTGCATTACTTACTGGTGGTGCGACTGGTGCGAACGCTGCTGCTGGTGCTGCTACTGGGATTGGTGTCTCACTAATTACCGTACCACCTAGCGCATCAACCACTGTATCAATTCCTGATCTACTGGGTTGACTGGGTTGCACGTTAAGAAACAACTCTTCCATTGCAGCGATGCTATTATTAACACCGTTACCAATAAGAGCGTTGATATTATTTTCAAACTCGGTAGCATCAGCACCGCGAACAGTAATGATAGTACCTACTTTGGTCTTTACATTTACTACGTAACTACTTTCCATTCTTATCTACTTTCTTTGTTGTTGTTTTCTTTGGTGAAGATGGATGTCTTTCTTTAGCTTTTGCTTTACGTGCTTCTGCTATTTCTTTTCCCATTTGATGAATGAGTAATTGCATAACATCTATTTCTGCATTTGCTTCATCTAATTCATATTGAAGAAATTCGTACTTGCTTTTCCGAACGAACATGTTGCTTGTTATCCTTTTCTTTTGTATTTGCATTGGTCTTTTACGTTACACATTATACAGTGATTGAGGTTAGGTATGAACAGTTCCTGCTTGCGAGCCGTGTCAAACTTAGTAACAATGTCAATGATATTATCTTTAGTAAAATAGTCTAGGTCAATTAGTTCACTGGTCTGTCCAGCTCTAGCCATCCAGTATGCACCATAGCGTGGACGAATGCCTAACATTTCTTCCATACCTGCAGCATAGAAAGCTAACTGTAAGTCTGATGATGGGGTACGTACACCCGTCTTGATATCTAATACAATTAGTTCACCATCAGGGTTAATCATAACTCTGTCAATGTGCATCTGTACTGGTATGTCATTCCAGATAGGTGTAAGTGCTAGTTCAATTGCTGGTACTCCAGGTTGTACCTCCCACATAGTTAGTGGATGCGTACCATTACGCCATGTAATCCATGAGTCAACCATTTTAGAACCTTCAACGTTCCACCAATCACCATCTTCTTTATTGGGATTAGCTTTAGTTGCACGACCAGATGCTTTCCATTTTCCCTGATCAACACCTGTTTTTGTTAGCTGTTCTGCTTGTTGTGCAGCCCATGCTGCTTCCCAATACTTGTTCATTACTTACCTTCTGTTTCAAATAGTTCTTTATCATACATCTCGGTAGCTGTATGTACTGCACTACCACCTGCGAGATACCATGTTGGTTGCTCGATTAGTTTTTCAACACGGGTTAGATAATACTTCCAACCACAGTCAAGGTAAGTTGTTAGTGCCGAATAAGATACGTGTGCTGGTAGTTCGTATCCATTTATTTTAATCATATCTTTTATTCCTATCATAGAAATCTTCTTTGGCTCTACTAAGCATCATGTCTTCTATGTGTGCTTCGATACGATCATAGCATGACTCGCAGACATCTTCATCTTCCTGCTTGTATAGTTCTTCTATGTCCATGTTACAGCATTCCATTTAAATTCCTTTCAAGAACCCTGAGGTCCACGCTTGTTCTAACTTGATGTTATATTTTCTTCTCCATTGACGGCGTTCATAGACGGACATGCCACCCCAGAAACCCCACTCTTCATGCCTGATACCCCAGTCTCTACATTTTTCTAGAACATCACAGTTTGCACAGACTTTCCTCAGCTGTGGATAAACATTATCTTTTGCCCATGCATTGTCTTCGTTGTTCTCTCCTACTGGGTAGAAGAAGTTAACATCCATACCTTCACATGCTGGTGTTTCATTCTCATTAATCTGAAACATCAAACACATCTCCTGTATGTGGATCGTATCTACATGTAGTTAAACTTTTGAACCACATGCATTCACCTTCCATAACAACTTCATTAATCTTTTGTAAATACTCTAATGTATCTGGACTTAATAATACATCAGCTCTGAATCCATCAATAGCAAAGTGATCTTCAGGTAGTTCTTCTGTTCGGTATCCTATAATTTCAATTACATTATCATCATCCATTGCCTACTCCTAATAGTTGTAGTGCTCGTGACTTTACGGCTATGTCTGTGCCAAGAATCATTTTGCCTGCTTGCTTGCTATAGTCTTTACTGAAGTGATCGGTTGCTTCTACGATAGCTTGGAATGCACCAAACTTAGTGTTCTTAATGTTGTGTTGCGTGTCTGTCTCACCAATCCATACGTTCCAAGCACTAAGTCTGTTACGTTCTACTCTTGTTTTAGATGTACGTTCACCTGCACTGAGCATCTCGTATGGTGAGAACTCGATCTTGCTAGGTAGTGGGTACACTCGCTTGATAAAGTTCTTGAACTCATCACTACTGAATTCAATTGAACGTAGGTGTGATGATACTGTTGCATACTTCTGAACATCTTCATTCATAATCTTGAATGCTTTTCTAATATCATCTGGGTTAATGCTACTGTTAGGGCTATGCTTAACACGGTAGTAAATACCCTTAGCTTTACCACTCATCATGGCAGCATTGATCTGATTGGTGCATCCAATACGATTGACAACTGGTGTCATTTGGAATGGCATACTACCATCATGTGATGTACGTGCAATTACATATGCATTATGTGGATCGTCACCTACTGTTACGTTAGCTGGTAGTTCAATGGTTGCCCATACTACGTTGCCACCTTTGAGTTCACCTGCTGCACCATAACGTGCATCACTATTGTTAACGATGTCGTCAAGGCATGAGAAGATCTCATCATTCTGTAATACTTTATATCGTGAACCTACTATTGCTAATGGTGTAGGGTCTGTCTCAGTCCACCCTGTATTAGTCCACTTAACTGTTGCATATCTATCTGGTACTTCAAGTGGATCAGTCTCATTAATAAATACATTTTCTAATGTAACCTTCCAATCAAGTCCAGCTTTAACCATAAGGTCACGTGCTGAATTAACTTCGTACTCGCTATGCGTACCAATAATTGTGTACGGATTACGTCTAGTCATTCTGTTCCTCTACCATCTCTGCGAATGCAGCATCTATATCTACTGCTGCTACTTCTTGTATAATTAATTCATCTATTGCTTCTTCAGCGTAATCAAATGCACTAGCTAGTAGCAGTATTGCTAGCTGCTTGGCATCTTCCATCGCTTTTGTTCTATCATTGCGCTCTAGTCGTTTATAGATTTGATATAACGCTTGAAGAAAATCAAGTGCTACCTTATCCGTTACGGCTATACCTACAATCTCTGGGTATCCTTCTCGCTCATACCAATCAAACGGGTCGTTAAACCACGGTTCGTCTTTGATGTTCATTAAATCTCCTGTGCTTCTACTTTTTCAATCTCTTCATTCTTTGTTATCCACTCATCATCATCTGCTTTTTCAATTAATTCACTTAAACAATATGCTTCATCTGCCTGGTTTTCTGCATCATCTTCATCACGTGCAGTTACCTGCACTGTTACTTCTACTTCTTGATAGCGCGCTAGTGTGTATGTAACTGCATACTCTCTACGCATTAATGGGATCTCAAAGTACTTAAGATTTCTATTTACTTCATAAGCCCAGTCATCATACTCACTACACCAGTCCATCTCTCTTGCTTTTTCATAGATAGCATTGGTAATTTTATAACCATCTTCCATGACTTCATTGGTTCTGTTAGTCATTTCTTGCTGTGTGTAGTACTGCGTACCACTGCTAGTTGTAATCATTTAGCATCCGTTCGGATCTGTTGTCACGTGGAATGAGTTAGCTTCTAGTGATGCATAGAAGATACGTGGTGGAACGTTGTGATTACGTGCCATCTTTAGTAGTGTCAGTAAACTAGCAGTGCAGCCTAAGATCTCTGCTTCATGCAACAAATCATCTACTAACTTTAATTCATAATCAACATCACGATCTTCATCAAAGTCTGCTAACATACCTGCATGGCATAGCAACAATGCAGCTAATACCATTGATGTGTATCCAATTGTCTCTGCTCCAATTGATTCATTGTCAACCATTGTTTGGCTAATAGTTGTAAATGATTTCATAATGTCTACTCGTACATTGAATGGTGCATCACTAAAGTATTTTAGTACACCATCACGTACTTTGATATTGCTAGTTGCAATATGGATTAGCTCAAGTTCTTCTGTTGTCAACTGATCATACTTAGCATCAGCATCTAGCAAGAATGCCATTAGTTTGTATACATCTTGAACAATTGCTAGATGTTCTGCGGTAATTGCACCTAGGTCTATCTCTTTTGTTGTACTCACTTGCTGTTCCTCTCGTTTGTTATTTCTATTTCTCCACATTTAATACATGCAAAATCAGGACAATCTTTTTTGTATCTTGCACAGACTATCCATCTGTAAGTGTTGTCTTCTCCACAGCTATTACATTCTGGACTATAGATATGATTGCACTTAGTAAACGCTTGATTGACTACCAACTTAGTAAACGCCTAACTCTCTACTGTTTCGGAAAGAGAGAGAGGACCAGGGCGAATGCCCCAGTCCCCTCTCGGTTGAACTAGACTTCTGCTAGTTCTACGGACTTGATAAGGATGCGTGTCAAAGGTGCACGACGATCATTCAACTCAACACCTGGGCGAGTATCGAACTTGGTGTCTAATTCACCTACGATATTCACTATTGGTGTAAAGCCGTTGCCATCTTGCATCTCACGTAGTCCTCGTAGTGTGCTTGCAATACTTTCATCGAAGCACGCTACTGGGATAGTGAACTTTGCTCGTTCGCTTCCAACTTTCTGGGTCAACTGACCCACGATCATCAAGCCGTACTGATCGAACTCCTTGATGTTCTTCAACTTACCTGTCACTGTTAGTTCGTTGTTCATTCCTTGCTCCTTTTATCTGTTGAGTGGCTGACGCCCCCCGCGAAGCAGGGGCGTTAGCCTGTTTGTTATTTGGATACTAAAACTCTGTCGCAGTTCTGACATAGTTCTAGTCGTGATGGTGTGTACAGATTGCATTCAGTACACACTGTGTTGAGACGAGTGAAGTATTGCTGGTCACTCTCTATGTAGCGAAGACCTGGCAACCCCATAAAGAAGTTCTCTGTGGGTCTGTCAGCCATTGAGTTCCAATCTTGCTTGAACTCATAGCGTTCCTCGTCCTGTTCTTCTAGGACTGGTACGTGCCTGCAAGAAGCGTCAAAACAATCCGCTTCCTTTAGTCCACACAGTGCTTGGACTCCAGTTACTACGTAGATCTTCTTGCCTGTGCTGGTAACTGGGGAGACCCAGTCGTGTCCTGATACAGGCTCTGACTCGATTGAGATAGTGCCTGCTCGTGACTCTGAGCGGTCACCAAAGACATAGTCTGTAGTGTCGTGACCGTACTTGGTCTGGACATCTACCCAGTCCTCATCTTCTGTGTCTAAGTCATCGTCATCTACTAGCGACTTGACTGCGACAATACGGTCAAATAGACCTGCTTGCTTGAGTACATCTAAGATGCTTGAGAGTTTCTCATCATCTCCGTACGTTGTTAAATCAGTCATTGTATTCTCCTGTTCTGTGACTGAGGACTCATCAAGAATCCATAGCAACGACCACACCACGCAGGGCGGGGTGGTCGTCACTAAAGAGGCTAGAATGGTGGTTCAAGATCTTTGACCTTTTTAGCTACTTTTTGTAGATCCCAAGACATCTCTACGATCTGGCGCACGTATGACTCACACTCACGATTGAGGTTGAAGGCGCGGTATGCCAGACCGATGATGACAAGAACTAGAAGAAGGTCGAAACCATTAATAGTTTGTAACACGATAGTCTCCTTTCAAAAGACTAAATAAAAATTACATCCCTTTATGAAACATAACTGTGCCCTAGTATTAGATTGGTATCAGACAGTCAGTAGTCCGAACAGTCTAGGTCTTTGTCTTTAAACTAAACCATAGTTATAATTACCTCCCCCCAGGTAGTCACTGAGCTGGTAGGGGGGGACAAGCGGAGCGAAATGAAGGAGCGACAGCGACTGAATGTAGCGGAGCGAGAAGGATAACGTAACTGTAGACTTGACCCCCAGTTGTTAACCTAGTACGGAAGTAATACTGTAGAGTCAGTTATAATTTATAGTTAGTTGTTTGCCCGTAGTATTATCTATTTGTTTTGATTATAACAATCTATGTGATTTAGGTAACAATTTGGTAACAGAGCGTTACAAGTGTTCTGTAACAGGGTTAGTAATAGTGTAGGTTATAATATTAGCAAGCTTGCCTTATGGCTTGCATGTTAATTGCAACCCCCTTTCGAGGGGTTGCTTACTATTACTATTATTAATACTAATAGTACTATTAGAATAATTAGGTTTATTATGGCTGCTAAAGCTGGAGATCAACATCATACCAGACTTCGGCAAATTGAAGATCAGAGAAAGTTTATTTCGTTTCTCAAGCAGGGCATAGATATGGATTCCGCCCTTGCTGCTGTGGGGAAGAAGCGGACCTCTCTTAGATCTTGGCTCCTAGATGGAGAATTCGCGGCGCAGGTCGAGGAAGCCATCAACTTTGGATCCGATGCCATTGCTGCCTCACTAGGTGAGAATAAACATAAAATAGATTTTGCCACGTTCTCCAGAGAGTTCTTGAACACCGAGGTATTCCCTCATCAGCAAAACTGGATTGACGTTCTTGAGGGTCACGACCCGACGTGGCAACACCCTTCGATGATATTTGAGCAGGGTAACCGCCGTAGGCTATTGCTTAACGTGCCACCCGAACATGCCAAATCAACCACAATGACGGTTAACTACGCAATGTACAAAATTGCCCTTAACCCCAATATCCGCATTGTTATCATTTCCCAGACCCAGACACGCGCCAAGGAGTTTTTGTACTCCCTGAAGCAACGCATGACTGAAGAGCCATGGCTTAAGATGCAACAGGTCTACGGTCCTCCAGGGGGCTATAAGGAGACGGCAGACCAATGGACTGCAGACAGAATTTATCTCGAAAGAGAGTCAGGGGAGAAGGACCCGACGGTTCAAGCTCTTGGCATTGGACAACAGATCTACGGTACTCGTGCGGATCTAATCATCATGGACGATATTGTCTCAACGACAAACGCGCACGAATGGGAGAAGCAACTCAACTGGTTGCAGAAGATGGTCGTTACCCGTGTGGGTTCGACTGGGACGCTTCTGATTGCTGGGACTAGAGTTTCCTCAATAGATTTATATAAAGAAATAAGAAATCCAGAACACTGGACTGGCGGTAAGTCACCTTTCACTTACCTAGCAATGCCAGCTGTACTTGAGTTTGACGAT